GTATTGGGTCGGGAGCATGATTTATCCTTCCATGGGTAGAACATAGGTCACGTTGAAATTGAGCGACCATTCGGTGACACGCCCATCCGACCGCGGATAGACGATGGGGAGCTTCTCGGGGTACATCTGATTGATCTGCATCAGGAATGCGCCGCCGTTCGGATCGCTGAAGACGACCCGGTACATGGTGAACAGCTTCATGATCGCGGCCGACGTGGTGTCGCCACGCACCTGATCGGTGTCGCGCACAATCACCTGTGTCGTCGTCTTGAGGTAGCCCGGCATGTTGTAGTCGGTCTCGATGCCGTTGATCGGATTGCGCAGCATGATGCCGCGTGTGGCATCAGCGTCCATGCGATGCACGAAGATATCGGTGCCACGCTGGCCAAAGCCGTTGATTTCAAGCATTTCGGCGAGGAGATCCAGCCTCATCCTTCCAGCTCCTTCATGTCACTCATGACCGATTTGATCAGCGCGCTCTCCAGTCGCTTCTTCGACTCGGCCGCGGCGCGTTCAAGGAATTTGCGGCCGATGTCGACGCCTGGATTGGCGTCGCGTTTGGCAATCGTCTCGGCGCCAGGCTTCATACTTTCGTAGTTCTCGTGGATCAACGCTGCGTACTGGTCGACATTGACGCCGTCGACGACGCCACCCACGACGATGCTGATCGACAGGCGCCCGCGCGTGCCGTAGCTCTTTTCGATATGGATGGCCTTTTCCAGATTGTGCTTGTCGACCGGCGCATAGAGCTGCGCCTTTTTGACCACCTTGGCGGCTTCGCGATGCATCACCTTGCGAGCGTTGTCGGGGACTTTCTGCGCCGCGTGTTCGAACTTAACCAGCAGTTCGTCGAGCCCCGTAACCTTCATATTGATCATGACGGGTATCGCTCCAGCGTGACCTCGTAATGGTCGAGCCGGCCGATCACGTCGAACCGCTGCTCAATGCCGACGACCCGCAATACCTCGCCGGCGATCTCAAACTTATCGTCAGTCTTGATATTGACCCCGACCGGAAACAGGATGACGGCCTTATCGGTCTGTTCCTCGGCGCTGCCGCGTGATCCGCTCTGGTCGGTACGCACCGAACTCTTGGCGATCTGCCCGATCAGGTGAACGACCGCGCACATGACGCTGACCGGCGCCGCATAGGTGAACTGGCTGTAGAGGTCGCGACGGGTATGCGACGACAGCTTGCCGGTGTTGTTCGACATGAAAAACACCATCACGCGACCCTCGTTAGAACAGCTTCAGAATTAGGGTGAAAGATCACGTCCTTGATCTCGGCGTAGGTCGGCAGCGTCGAATTCGAGGCGACCGAAATAATCATGCCGTGATTGTCGGACTTGGGATCGCTGTGGTCGATCTGGGCAACGTCGACGCCGTGATCGCTCAGGGTCAAAAGGACCGCTTCATTGTAGGTCGCAAGCAAATGCTGGCGCCAAACCGAGCGAATAAATTTCCGTGACGGCCAGCGCTGATTGCGGCGATCATGAAAGAAGAAGGCCAGTTCGCTCGCGTTGCCGATGCGGTACTGCATCAGAGCGGTTCGCAGCGGAATCCGATTGGCGCGAGCAGCAATCGCCACATGCAGATAGGTCGATCGGACCGATTTTTGCAGGAATGCAATGTCGCGCTCGATCTGTACTGAGATTTCGCGCAGCAAATATTCGTTGTTCGCGTTGACGTGCTCGCTGACTGCGTCCGCAAGTTCTAAGACGTGTTTGTTGCTCAACTGCTGCAACGTCACCCCTTGAGCTTCTAATGCGACGGCGTTCGAGACCTCTTCGATTCGAGCCGTCTCGTCGTCGAGATAGGTGTGGGCGAGGCGATAGGCTTGAGCAACGATCGAGCGGAGCTGCTTCTCGGAGCCGAAATGGGACTGGTCGAGTGCGGCGCTGTAGATCGAACGCCAGCCTTCGACCAGAAGACCGTAACGCTGCGACGCGGCATCGGCGTCATTGCTGATAAGTTGCGTGATCCTCATAGGCGGGTCAGGGTCACGCGATTGTTGAGCCAGCCGGTTAACCGGTTCATGGTGTCGCGCGACAGCCGGCCCTGAAGCGGCCCGACGCCCGAGCGGAACATCATCTTGCTTTCGCCGACGGTCCAGGCGAGCAGTCCAGAACGCATCTTGTCGCCGATCACGTCGCCGGCGAGGACTTGATTGGCCTCGATGATCTGCGCGTCCATCATCGCGTCGCGGAACTGGACCGGATAGCGCTCGTAGAGATCCGGGGTCATCATCGGCCACATGCGCGGCGACAGACCGGAGGTGTATTCCGGAAACAACACGCTTTGCATGTCGGGAAATTCCGGCCACGAAATCACGTAGTTCATCTGGATCAGGCGCTGGAACGCAGCAATCAAAGCCAGTTCCTGGTCGGACCTGGCGCCGGCGTCGAACGCCGTCAGATTGGGTAGATCGCGCGCCCGATACATCGCCTGCTGATAGGTTTGCAGGGTGTTCTTGAGATAGATCAGGCGCTGCACGGCGAAGACGCCGTAGACCACTTCCTTGATATAGACGCGCCCGCCGACATTGATAAAGAGTTCGAGCGAATAGCCTCCTGGCTCGTCATGCACGCTGGCCGGAATAACGATCTCGGTCGACGTACCCGACAAATCGGCAATCGGGGTCAACTGGACGATCCGCACGCCGTCTCCATCAGACACGGCGTAATTCAGCGCGGTTGGGACGAGGGCATTGCCGGCGTCGTCCTGGAACGGCACCGTCAGAGCAACGTCAGATCCAGCCGGGAAGCCGATCATTAGGTTGCTCCGTCAATCTTGGTGTAGTCGATCGAGGTCACGCCATTGGTCAGATCGATCGTCACCGCGCCGTCGGGCGATGTCAGAAGCTCCGGATTGATCACAGGCTTGGTGTTCGGGTCGGTGTGAACCGGCTTACCGTCGGGGCCGATGGCATTCGGCGTGGTCTCGGCATCGCGCAATAGATTGCCGACCAGGCGGGCTTGCTTGTCGATCTCCGCCTCGTGCTCCTTCTGAAGTCGCAGCGTTTCGGCAACCGCAGCCTCGCGGCGCCGCTTGGCGATCGCCTCGCGTTCGTCGACCCGCGCCATGTATTCGCTTTGGGCCTTCAGAATCTCGAAGATCAGGTTGTTGATGGCACGATCACGCACGCCCCACAGGTCGCCAATGGCGCGAAGACCCTTGATGCCTTCGAGTTCGGCGATCGCCTCCAGCTCCTGCTTGGTATAGATGCGCTGGGCCGGATTGCGCAGCGCCCGCGCGAGAGCGTCGCGACGTTCCTGGCGCAGCTCAGCCGGCGTCATCCGATCGAGCGGCTCGGGAATTTCGATCTCGACATGCTTCATGTTGAGATAGCGGGCGATCGGACCGGCCTCTCCTTCCGGCACGCCGTTTTCATCGACGATCTCGGCCGGAAGCATCGAGGCGATGCGATCCATCACGTTGCGCGGCAACGGTTCGACCGAGACGCCGTCGACGAACTGCACCATGCAGAATTCGCCGGTGTATTTCTTCCATCCCTTCGCCGTAAAACGCAGGTGATTGGCCATTATTGTGCTCCAAGGAGTTTGCGAACAACGGCGTCGGCATCCCGGAATTCGGTGAAGCCGCCGACGTGGTGTTCTGCGATGAAAATCTGGGGGACTGTTTCGGGCTGTTCGCCGAGGCGTTCGACCAGCTCCTGCATGATCAGAGGATCACGGCCGACATCGTGGTAGACGTAGGGATAGTGATTGCGTTCACAGTGCGCGACCGCTGCCGCGCAGAAACGGCAGTCGTCCCTGCCGTAGATCTCGACCTTATGGGTCATGGAATTCCCTAGTCAGCAAAATGGGGCGAGGTTTCCCTCGCCCCACAACTATAAGTCAGAACTGACTTATATTCAAGATTAAGCGGACAGAACGCCCTTCAGACGAGCCAGAGCCAGCGTGGACTTCAGCGCGGTCGAGACGTACCACTTGACACGGTAGCGGACAGCATCCTTGTTCTGGATGGTGCCGATCTCCTCGACCTTGAGGCCCGCCGCCTCGCCGCCCACGATGCCGTGGAAGCCGTTCGCGGTGTTGAGCTTCATCGCGTAGATGGAGGTCGTGTCGTTGTTGGTGCCCTGGACTTCGTCATCACCGATGAAATCGTTGATGATGATCGGGGTGCCGTCGTAGGCCGGAATCGGGAAACCGAAGTTCTCCCGCATCACAGTCTCGGACGTGTTGCCGCCCATGGCGCGGATCAGCATCTTGACCGAACGCCAGGTCGACTGCCGCATCATGAAGCAGTCGGCGCCGATGGTGACGGCATCCTTCAGCTCATCGAGGGCATGGAGGGTGATTGCGCCGCCGTTCGCGCCGGCCACCAGGGTCTGTGACGCCGGGGTCAGCACCTTGACGCCGTTGAACTCCTTGTTCACGTCGTTGGTGCCACCAACGCCGTTGATCAGCGAGTTCTTGAACTGGCGAGTCACAGCCTTCGACTTCGCTGAAAGCTGTTCGGCGAGCTGCTGGTTGTGGTCGGACTGGGTGGAGAGCAGGAACTTGTCCATGTCGACGTCGCCAGCGATGATGCGCAGACGGGTCGTGACAGGGGTGAACGTCGCGGCGCCTTCCGGCACGACGTCGTAGGGATCCAGGAACGCGCCCTCGGAAATGGTGTTCTCACGATTGTAGTCGTAAGACTTTCCGTTGACGGTCATGAACGGGAAGATCGCAAACAGCTCCTCGCGGTCGATGATCTCCTCGATCACACCACGCTCAAGCTGGCTCTGCGAGAGCTTGGCGGCTTCTTCAACAAGCAACGGCATTTTTGTAACTCCTCAAGGAAAAGATCGCCGTGAAAACTGAGATCAGGTGTGACCTACGAATGTAAGTCAGTTCTGACTTACATAAGTGTATCGCGGCGATCGCGTTTCTCCAAGGACAAAATGCCTATACTGGCCAAAAAATCCTAGAAAGAGGTTTTTATGCCTTTTTCTTGATCGCGCCGGCTTCCAGAGCTGCCTGAATGCGGGCCATGCCGGTCGGGCCGGTTGCCTTGCGTTCGGCCTCGCGCTGGCGCGCGCTGACGTCGAGCGTCTTGGTGCTGGATCCCGGCATCAGCTTCGAACGCAGCAACTGATCCTTGTCCGGACTTGCCTCGATGATCTTCTTGATCGCATCCTCGAACGGCATCGGTTCGCCCGAACCATTAACCAGCTTGGTGCGATTGGCGGCGCCGCGCGGCTTGTCGTAACCGACCGGCTTGCGGTCCTCGACGTCGAAGTATTCGCCGAAGATCTTTCGCGCGTAGGTCGGCGTAAGGATCAGTTCGTCCTTGATGTAGGACGAATTGCTGAACGAAGCGCCGACGGTCAGATCGTTGATGGCGTTCTGAGCCTGCTCCAGCGCTGTCTTGGTCGTGGTCACCTCGGTCGCCAGACTTTCGGTTTCCTTCTTATGCTCCTCGACCATCATCGCCTTGAGGCGATCGAACTCGCCGGCCTTGCGCAGGTTCTCTTCCTCCGCGGCCTTCTTCGCAGCCTCGGCGGCATTCGATGCCGCGACCAGCTCCTTGACCTTCTCGGGATCGAGACCCTCGAACGCCTTCAGCTTTGCAGCCGCCTCTTCGGCCTTCTTGGTCGCCTCTTCGAGCTTGGCCTTGGTCGCCATCTGCTCCTTGAGCAGCTTGGCTTCGTTGTCGGTCAGGTTGCTCCGGCGCGCCGCATCTTCGGCCGCGGCCTTGTCAGCGGCTTCCTTCGCAGTCTTGTCAGCCGCTTCCTTTGCAGTGCGATCAGCAGCTTCCTTTGCTGCGGCCGCAGCAGCCGCGGCAGCGGCGTCACCGTCGGTATTCTCCGGATCCATCAGGAAGCGCGGGCCGAAGGAGCGCTGCATCATCGAAATGTGGCCAGCGTGAACGGGGGTATTGGGTGTCTTGATCATAAGAACCAGTCTCTCGGTCTTGTGTGAATGGAAGCGCAGTCTCTCGGCTTCCGGGGAACGGATCGGAATCGATCCGAATTACTTGGTCTGGGAAGTAACCTGACCTTGACGATTTGCCGTCTGCGGGTTTTTTGCGCTCGGCTTGTTCATCTTGACGCCCTTAGTGGGGAAGCGCGCCGTCTGCGACGTGCCGCCCAGCGTCGAGGAAACCATCGCGTCAAGACTCGGAGGCCAGGACTTGAGATCCTGCTCCATCTTGGCGCGAATGTCGGACGCCAGCCGCGGAAACAGCTTGTCGATCACCTGTTTCATCTGCTCCTGACGAACACTATCCGGAGCACTGACCAGCGCCAGGCGCTCGGCGACGGTGAATTCGTCGAACAGGGAGCGAACGTCGAATGTGTCCGGATACTTCACCAGCTCGTTTTCAGGCTCGATCGCGGACTTCGAATTCCACAATAGAACCATGTCGACCAGCTTGTTCTCGACGTTCTCCAAAGCGTCGGCCTTGGAGGTCAACAGACTGTTCATCCGCTCGAAATCATATGCCTTGGCGACGCCGGAAGAGTTGTCGATGCCCATGGCATTGTCTTCCTTGGTGCGCTCGCCGGCCATGCCGATGGTGTGGTAAATCTCGCTGATGATCTTGTTGATCACGGTGAGAATAACGTTCGCCTGCTTTGGATCGGGCGACAGGAAGAACGGCTTTGCATTGCCTTCGCCATCGTAGACGAAGGCGCGCTTGGTGCTCATTTCGAGCAACTGATCGTATTCCGCCGTTCCCGGTGTGATCGCTTGTGCCGGCATCGCCAGTTGCGAAAATGTCTGATCCTGAATGATCGCGTCGAGGTTCGACAGATAGTTGGCGACGGCGCGGTCGAGATAGGCGATATCGTTGATCAGCGCCGGCGAACTGTATCGATTGTCGTTGACGACATGCGGTGTCTTGAAGCCCGGCACGACCCCGAGATTGTGCTCGATGGTGCCGAGGTCGACCACCTGCGGCACGCGCAGTTTACCGCCGCGCGGTCCCTCGTATTGGATTTTGAAGGTGCGGCTGTAGGTCTGGGTCCACAGCACGTAATGCGGCTCGATCTCGCCAGTCGACTTGATTGGATCCTTGTCGTCACGGATCCAGGTGCGAACCAGCACCCAGAGCAGTTCGCCCTCGTCGGAATATCCCATGTCGAGAACGTCTTGCGGCTTGACGATATAGGCGTAAACCCGTGCCTTGGCTTTCTTCTGGTCGGCAACCGAGAGAATTTCACCGGTGCGATTGGTATCGGTGAACACCCACGGGCAACCCAGAATCGATGCCGAGGTCGAGACCAGCTTCATGAACTGGCTGATGTCAAGGCCCGACAAGGTCGACTGATGCCAGAAATCCTTCACCACCTGCTCGGCGTCTTCGCCGCGTGCGATGGTCGACTTGAAGATGTATTTCTGCACCAGATCGGTGCATTCGCGCGTGTGATTGAAGCGATAGCAGCGCTCCACGCGCTCCTTGAATTCCTTTTTGCCTTCCTTGAGATAGCGGAAGATATTGCCGTCGGTGAACCACTCGCGCCCACCCCGGTAGGTCGATTCCAGGAAATTCCATTGCGGCAGCATTTCCTCGTATTCGGGATGCCGTCGCTCCAGAAATTCCAGCAACTCTTTGTTTTCGTCGGGGGTCATGTGCTCAAAGGGTGAGAGACAATGGAGATAAATATAAGTCAGTTCTGACTTAATCTCAAGGTTAAATGGACAAGCCCAGGATTTTGACCTTGCGGACCGGGAAATTGTACTCGATGCAGTAGCCGACGGCGTCCGCCGGATGCTCGAAGCCCTGGCTCTTGTCGACCTGGTCTGTGCCTGGCTTGTAAATCGTCTGTTCAAACGCCGCGATGGTGTGCTTGCAGTTCTGGTCGACCTTCAGCCGCACAGTGCCGTCACCGTCCTTAAACATGCGATTAACGGCGTTGACGCGATCGGCGACGCGCGGGTGTTTACGGTGATGCAGGATTCGCTCAAAACCCGCCTCACGCAGAATGTCGAGGTCCGACTTGCCGCGACCTTTGGTCGTGCCGGCGGCGCCAGCCGGGTCCGGGAAGATTGTCGAGGTCTTCATCCAGCGGAAATAGCGCCGGGCCAGCTCGTCGGATGCCTCCTGGGTGTTCGACGACGCCAGCACCGCCTCGTCGACGATCCACACCTCGCCGTTCTTCTGCGGCTGCATGATGACGCAGGACATCGGGTCGATGTTGAAGTCCATGCCGATCCAGATCGGCAACTTCGGATTGAACTTGTATTTGCCGACGTGAATCTGGCGATCGAAGGCGTAATAGACCCGCCCCGACATGGTCTCGAAGCTCGCCTCGAACTCCTGGCGGAACGACTTTTCGTCCATGTCGTGCCGCGCGGCCGCAATTTCCGATCGCGGAATGAACGGCGAGGTAATGGTCGGAAACTGCCAGCTTTTCCAGTCGTTTAGCTTCGCCCTGCCCTTCTTTGTGCGATAGACCTCGCCGCGCTGGCCCATGACGTAAACGTCGTGCAGCCAGTTGAACGCCTTTGGCGTGCCGATGATAATGGTCTCACCGGATTTATCCGCCAGCGCCGGGCGCAGAATCTTGAAATAGGTGTCGCGATCGATGTCCTGAGCCTCGTCGATGATCAGAAGGTTGAGGCCCATACCGCGCAGGCTGTCCGGATTGTCGGCGCCTTTCAGTTCGATCCTGGTGCCGTTGTGCAGCCGGATCTCCATGCGGGTCTGATTGTAGGATTCGACCCACGCGCGCGGGATCGCCTCCTTCAGATCGTCCCAGAGAATGCCGCGCGCCATCGCGTAGGTCGGCGCCACGTACCAGATGATCTGCTTCGGGATGCAGGCGCGCTTGCAGATGATCAGCTTGCTCAGGGCGGTCTTGCCCCAGCGTCGGCCGGCAACGACAACGCGGTTGCGGTGCGTGTCGGAGAAGACCGTGCGCTGGCCTTTGTGCATCTTGAGAAGGACGGCGGGGGCGCTCATGACGTTGGCGTATCCAACTCCATGTCGCCAAAGTCCTCGGCATCATCGCCATCATCGTCGTCGCTCTCGCGCGACGCCATTTCGTCAAGTTCGTCCTGATTGAGATCCTGGAATTGCAGGCGCGGCAGCGCCTTTTCGTCGACGTCCTTCTCGATGTCGAGCAGACGCCAGCGATTGTTCGTCATGATTTCGATCAGTTTTTCGATGCGTTGCAGTGCCTTGATGTCTGCGTCGGCGTTCGCCGGAGTTATGGCGCCGTCGGCGATCGCCTTCTGAATCTTCATCAGCGACGCCTGGTTGTTTCGCGAATGCAGGTACAGCGTCTCACGGCTCTGTTCGATCCGGCCGCGGCGCTTGCTCTCAAAAGTGGTGACCGTCACCGCGCCGTCTTCGACCTTGGTTGCGACAGCCGCAGCCATTTTCGCCGCGAGCAGGTGTCGCTTCGAGCCCTTCTTGATCAGCCGTCCCTTCATCGCGGCTCGCCGGATATGCTTGGACAGCGCCGGCATAGTGATCTTGTATTTCTCCAGGATCTCGCCGGTCTTCAGCGTTCCGTATTCGTAATGATCCTCGATCTCGCGCCACTCTTCCGCGGTCAGCCGTCGGCGCGCAGCACCTTCATCGGTCGCCGCAGCGTCCAATTCCGATGTCACGTCGGTCGTTTCGTCCGTGATGTCTGCTTCATCCATCATGTAAGTCAGTTCTGACTTGTAATTGAGCCGAGTCCCATGCGTTTTCGAGCCGTCTCTTCACTATAGGTATAGATATATATCTCTACTAAGAATCTAGATTATTAGTGGAGAGCTTCGCCATCTTCCGGAACTGGATCCGGCGTTGCCATGAAGACGGTAAATCCTTTTGTCGTTGGCGCGATCGTGGCGCTCCGGTTGCCGTGCCTGGTCGTGGCGATCATGCCGTGTCGCTCCAGCGCGCGCAGCGAACAGGTGATCGCCTGTTTACTGACCGGGCCGTATGACACGCCGGCACAAAGATCGTTGGTGGTGATCTCTACGCCGGTTGACGTTGCCTCGCAGATCAGCCGCATGATCTCGCGTTGTTTCCGGGAATTGGCAAATTCGTTTCGCGCCGGCATTACTCGCCTCGGAACGGCGCGTTAGGCGCCTGTCGGTCGAATGCGGTAAGGGGAAGACGCTGGGGAATGGTGCCGTGACGATCCGGATTGGTCCAGATGCCGTACATTGGCGAAGCCAGCACAATCTGCTGGAGCCCCTTAATGATAGTCCTTTCGGACATGGCGTCAACCCTGCCCTGTCCGCGGTCGCGATTGTTGCCAGTCTTCTCAAGCGCGGAATGGCGATAGTAGAAGTCCTTGCAGAGCTGCAACAAACGCTCGCGCTCGGCCGGCGGTTTGGCTTGCAGCTCGGCCAGGATTGCCTCGAAATCCTGCGGACTGCTCTCGAAATGGGTCCGGAAGAACTTCAGCCCGATCTCGTATTTGTTGGCGTTCAACGGGCGCACGAAGCGAAAGCCCGCCTTCTGGCCGAACAGATTGAACTTCGACATCGAGGACTGGATCTCCATGAAGGTGTTGCCCTCCATGCGCGAGACCAGGTTCATCATCCGGTAGCCGCAGCCGATGCCGCGATACATGGTGTCCACGACGAACCGCGAGACCACACGGAAGTTCTTGTTGATGAACTTGTACCGATAGGTGTTGGTGATCTTGGTGTCGCCGGCGCCAGGCTTGAGATTCTTGAACACCAGATGCCGCTCCTTGAGCAGCCCCTTCGGGTTGCCGGTGACCAGCACGCCAATGGTCTCGCCGAACAGCGTCAGTTTCCAGAAATGCGGCCCGATCGGCAGGTTTTCCGCCTTGTAGTGAAGATCGTGCAGCAGATTCCAGTCAGAAATGTCTCCCTTCTCGACAAACATGCTCTCAAGCAGCGGGAAACAGGGCGCCGGTGCGTCCACACGCTCTATCAGCGTATCATATGCGTCAGCACTCTCGGACGCACCGGTGAGCTTCTCTGCGAACGGCATGGTCAGTCGACGATCTGCCAATCCTCGGCGAGAAGATCGGTCTGCGACGCGACCCACGGCACAACATCGCCTTGAGCGGTCTTCATGTCGATGTGACCGTGATACTGGATCTCGGTGCCTTCCGGGTAGATCCCCAGAAGCGGCGGGCGATTCACCTTGAAGGTCGAGCCACGCACCAGAAACAGGAACATGCCCTTGCCGTTCCAGCCGGCACGGGCGACGCGCGCTCCATCCTTGATCGCAACGAGGGCGCTGGAAAACGAAAAGCCACCCTGTCTGGTTCGCTGCGTCAAAACTTCTTCGGTCATTCTGTCTTCTCCAGTTCAACTTTCTCGCGGAAACGCTTTGTCACCTTCAATGAGGCGCCGATCTCATCCGCCAGATCGGTGTGGGTGGTCGCGACGATCAGGGTCTTGCCGAGACGCCGGGCGGTCTTCTGCATCGAATAGGCGACACACTTCGCGGTGACGCGGTCGAGCACGGCGCCGAACTCGTCGGCAACCCAGACGTCGGCGCCCTTGTCCATCAGCATTGCCAGCTTCAGCCGGTAGCGCTGTCCGTCGGAGAGTTCATTCGGCTTGCGGATATAGATCCAGGCGTCGGAAATGCCGGCCTTCGCCAACAGATCGGCCGCTTCGGTCGTGGTGTCACCAACGCACTCGATCACCGGCTTGTCCGGCGCCTCTAGCGCGTTCAGATCGGCAACCTTGAGACCCTTCTCGATCATCTGGTCGCGCAATTCGCGCAGCAGCAGCGACTTGCCAGACCCGGATTGACCGGTGATGTAGACCACGTCGCCCTGCCTGACCTCGACTTCGAGATCGTCGTAGATCACGAAACGCTTGTCCGAGAGACCAAGTCCAAAGGCTTCGGCAACTTCCAGTACGCGCGGCGTGCGGTCGACCGACGAGCTGAAGGACTTGTTGACGAGGTATTTCATGCGCCGGGATCCTCGGGATCGTCATCGACGCTTTCTTCTTCCTCAATCTCGGCCAGGCGATCGCGATAACCGTCGATTTCTTCGCGAATTTTCATCTTCACCGAGTCGACCGCAAGATTGACCATCGCCAGTTGCTCGATGGAGGTATCCATGCGGCTGACCAGCGCGCAGATCGGATTGTTCTGGTGAAGACCGGCAATAACCAGATGCGTCAGATCACCGGTCTTGATGCGCTCAAGGATGTCCTCGCACAGCGCCAGTGATGTCTTGTCGACTTTCGGCTTACTTGCTTCGGTCGGATCGGGCGCGACAAACGCCTTGCGGGTAAAGGCGTTGATGACCTTTGGGCTGTCGTCGCTCATGCTGCCTGCTCCAATACGAACAGCAGCGCGTCAACGCCGGTCTTGTCGACCTTTCCCTCGATAATGGTGAGCAATTCCCGGATCTTGCGGCTCTGCTCGACGGTAACGCGCTTGAAACCAAGCGCGTCGGAGACTGGCGCCGCGGAGTGATCGACTTCGGCTTCCTTCGCCGAATTCTCCTCTTTCTGCTTTTCAACCGCCGTGGTGATGTTATCGACGAACATGCCATCGTCGATATCGGCGAAATCCGAGGTCATTCGGGTGATCTCGCTCTCGTCGAAGCCGATCGTGTCCATGTCGAAGCCGTCCTCGGCCAGTTCGGTGAGGGCCTGCTGAAGCAATTCGGTGTCGTATTCGGTCGAGGCGACCTGATTGTCCGAGAGCCGCAAGGCGTCCGCCTCGGCTTCGGTGAGATCGTCGCGCACCACGACGGGAATCTGGGTCCAGCCCAGCGACAATGCGGCGAGCCGGCGCCCATGACCGGTAATGATGGTGCCGTCGGGGCGAATGTTCAGAGGGTTGGCGACGCCGAATTTCTGGATCGACTTGGCGAGCTTGGCGACGTGAGCGTCCGGGTGCTTCTTGGCGTTCTTCGGATGCACGACCAACTTGTCGATCGGCCACAACACAACAGGTCGTTTGGAATCAATTGTCGTCATCGTCGTTCATTCCTGAATAAATCGCCATCAATTCGTCGTCGTTGAGTTCGCGATCCTTGAATTTCTGCTCGAAAAACTCGCCAGCGCCGCAGTTTAGGCATCGCCGGGTAATTCGCGTTTCGCTGAAAAACTTGCAGTCCCGGCATTCCGGATGGCGAGGCTTGACGTACATTCAGTCCTCAACGGCTCCGAAAAGCTGATGCACGAGGGCATCGCCGGCGTTCGTGAGGTCATCCGATGCGTTGAAATTCTGGCGCTTTCGGATCTTGCTGATCAGTTCGGTGATCTTCTCGGCATCGCCGAGTGTCACCTTGAAGCGCATGATGGTGTGGGTCTTCGGTGCGCGCTCGGGTTTGGGTTCGTCCGGCGCGGGCGCCTCGTCATATCCCGTCAGATCGTCGAGTTCATCGAGCGCTATACTAACGGAATTGAAGATATTGTTGATATCGGTCTCAGTGAACGGCAGGAATTCCTTAACATTCGCGCCCTCTTCCATACTCTCCAGCATTTCAGCGAGGCGAATGGTGTCGTCGGCGCCGTAACGGGCGTTATCAGCGAGCGAAATCTTCTTCGCCTTGTCGTCGTTGATGTCGCCGAGATTGAAGATTGGAACCTGTTTCAGTCCCGCCGCCTTCGCGGCTTGCCAGCGATGTTCGCCGCCGATGATCTCGTAGGGATGATCCTCATCGTTAGTTTCGCGCACCACGATCGGCTTGAACAAGCCAAGCCGGCGGATCGATTCCGCCAGTTTCTCCTCGTTTTCCGGAGAGACGATGTTGATGTTGAAGCTGTTCGGCCGAAGCAGGTCGATATCGACCATCATTTGAACTGGCACCGAAGCGAAAACCTTATATAAGTCAGAACTGACTTTTACATAACCACGAAGATTGGTCCTTTGCAAGCCCATGCCTGAAACCATTACCATTGCCAGCAATGCCGTCATCGCCAAGATCATCAACGCCACCAATCCGGTCAAGGATCTGGTGTCGCAATGTCTGAGCTATGTCGTTGAGGGCGCTGAATTTATGTCGGCGTTCGCAACGTCCGGCTGGGATGGGCGTTCGAGCTTCTTTGCACGGCGCACCTGTACGTTCCCGGCAGGCTTCGTGCATATGGTGCATGGCGAACTCAAACGCGCCGGCTACGAGGTTCGCATCGTCAAGCGCCCCAATCCTTTGCCGCTCGGTCCGGAAAATCCGATCGTCGACGAGTTCGGCAATGACGATCCCCGCTACGACTTTCAGCCTCGAACGCTGCGCCAGATCGAAAAACACGGGCGCGGCATCGTTCAGGTCGCAACGGGCGGCGGAAAAAGCAAGATCGCCAAGCTGATCGCCATGCGTTACGGGCGCCCGACGCTGTTTCTGACCACGCGCGGCGTGCTGATGTACCAGATGAAGGACGCCTTCGAGCAGGATTGCAAGGTTCGCACCGGTGTCATTGGTGATGGTCACTGGGCGCCGACCAAAGGGTTCAACGTCGGCATGGTGCAGACCCTGGTGTCGCAGCTCGCCGAACCGGATCTCAACGCGGAGATTCGTGAAGTTCTGCGCCAGAACACCGAGAAGGGCGAGGGTCGAACCAAGGCGCAATGCACGGAACTGGGCAATCAGCGGTTCACGCTCAAGACCAAGATTCGCGCCCGTGTCATCAAGTTCCTCGAAATGATGGAAGTGGTGATCGGCGAGGAAGCGCATGAAGCCGGCGGAAACTCCTATTACGAGATCCTGAAATACTGCAAAAACGCCAATATCCGGGTTGCCCTGACCGCGACGCCGTTCATGCGCGAGAACATGCTCGACAATATGCGGCTGATGGCTGCATTCGGGCCGATTTTGATCAAGGTGTCGGAAAAGACGCTGATCGATCGCGGCATTCTGGCAAAGCCCTACTTCATGTATCGCTCGCCGGCGCCGCATCCGAAGCTGCGCAAGACCTCGCCCTGGCAACGCGCCTACGAACTGGGTGTGGTCGAAGGGCCGCATCGCAATGCCGATATTGCCGCACTAGCCAAGACCGCGGCCAATCATGGTCTGTCGGTGCTTATTCTGGTTCAGCGCAAAAAGCACGGCCCCTTTCTGAAGAAGCTGCTGGAATCTCAAGGTTTGCGGGTCAAGCAAATTCAGGGCGAGAACGACCAGAACGAGCGCAAAAAGGCGCTGAACGATCTCGCGGCCGGACGCATCGACGTTCTGATCGGATCCACCATCGTCGATGTCGGCGTCGACGTGCCCTCGATCGGCATGGTCATTCTTGCTGGCGCCGGCAAGGCAGAGGTGGCGCTGCGTCAGCGCATCGGCCGCGGAATGCGCGCCAAGAAGGTTGGCCCGAACGTGGTGTTCATCGTCGATTTTACCGACGAATTGAACAAGCACCTGCGCGAGCACGCGAAACAACGCCGCGCCATCGTCGAAACAACCGACGGCTTTGTGCAGGGCATTCTGCCAAAGGGCCAGGATTTTCCCTGGCACCTGTTCGCGAAAAAGAAAGCAGCGTGAGAGCGCTATATTCTGATCATGCGCAGATTAGTCGACCCCATTCACCTGTTTGACGCCAAGGCGCGGCCACTCTCTTCCTACGATGCCATGGAAAAGCGGATAGCGATGCTGGAACGCCAGCTCGCGCGCGTGTTGCGGCTGCTTCGCGGTCAGCGACTGCGAGACGGACCCTCCCCGCCCGACGACAAACCGATCATTCATTAGCTCGCTCAACGACCTGAGCGGGCACAGTCACGCCTTATAAAGAAAGTCAGAACTGAATGACAAACCCCGACAGTCTTCCCCGCTACATCGGCATTTGCGGCAATCCGAAGTCCGGTAAGTCGCTGGTTCAGCAGATTCTGATGGAACATTACAACGTCACGCCGGTCGATGACGGTTTCATCCTACGTTCGATCGCCATGCAGCATATGGGCGCCAGTCACAACGACGTTCACACCCAAGAAGGCAAGGCGCAGTTGGCCTATTGGCCCGACAAGACGCCGATCCTTGATGATCGCACCGGCGAGCATATGACCTGGCGTCTCGTGCTCGGTCGCGTTGGTGAACAGCTTGAACGTCTGATCGGCCCCTATGTAATGCCGATGACCGCGTGCGCGGCGTTGAGCGGCCCAGGCCCCTTCTCGTTCGGCTCGGTGCGCAAGGTGCAGGGCCGCTACTTCAAGGAGCGCGGCGGACTGATCATCGGCGTGCGCAACCCGATGGCGCAGCCGACCGGCAATGCTTTCGACGTGTTCGACGAGAGCCTGGTCGACGTCTGGATCGAGAACGACGCGCTCTACCGCGGACTGAGCCATCGCGAGGCATTGGCGGATCTGGAAACCAAGGTTGATCAGCTTGTTGCTGACTGCTCTTGGGCGCGAGCCGCCTGATGGACAAGAAATCCGACCTTCTTCAGGTGATCTACGACAATCAGCATGTCGGCTGGTTGAGCGATCATTACGGCGCCGGCATCATGAAGCGGAATCCGCGATTCATTCGGGTCATCAGAGACACGCTGGAGAGCACTCTGGACGTTGAATCGGTCAAGTCGGAGACTGTCGATCTTCCTCTGATCGTGCGCAAATTTCGGATCGACGAGGCTGAACTTGTCTCTCGGAAATTCGATCGGCCTCTGATCGATGTGCCGCCTTATGCCGTCGAAAATCGCTCTCCTCTCGATTGTAGCGTCACCTATCACTGGATCGCCGCGCTGATCACTCTCGATCAGTACGAATGGCTGTTCGATCGGGAAACCTTCATTCCGACCGACACCATGCCGGCTCTCGAAGAGATCAAGTCTTTTTCGGGAATGAAGCCGACGCGCGTGTGGCTTGATGAATATTTTGAATCGCCCGTGCCGATGTTCGACTCGGCAGAAGAAGCGCACGCCTACGACCCGCTTGATGCGATTTTGCCCAAGAAGATGCCGTCCTTCCACATCAAGGCGGAAGACATCGTCGCCGGCACGGTCACATCAACCAAGCTCACGTCGGGGCCGAGGCTCGCCGACTATGTCGAGACGCCGCGCAAATACGGCAAATCCATCATGTTGGAAAAGGCAAAATCGGAGATCATCGCGAAGCTGGAAGCTGATTTCGCCAAGTCAATGACAGTTGGTCTTTCTGAACCAGAATATTCTAGGTCGGGTGTTCTAACCGCTGAGAAGGTCCGCGAGGTCATGATGAAGCTGGAGTCGATGAAGCGATGAGCGTCGAAAAGGAATATTTCAAAACCTCGACGATATCGAACGACTTCTTTCGTTTAATTGCTGGTACGCAGTTGGGCGCAGGCTGCTTTCGCGAAGTTTATCGGTGCAGCATCGATCCTACGATGGTTATCAAATTCGAGGTCGGCTCCGGCGACTTCAACAATGTTGCCGAGTGGGATATCTGGAGCAATCTGAAGGATCACCCCAAGCTCGGTAAATGGCTGGCGCCGTGTATTGCCATTTCGCCATGCGGGTCGATTCTGCTTCAGCGCTATGCCGGGCCTCTGCCGGACAACAAGCTGCCCAAGAAAGTTCCGGCATTCTTCACCGACATCAAGTCCGACAACTGGGGCCTGATCAACGGTCGGCCGGTCTGTCGCGACTACGGCCATCATCGCCTTTATACCGTCGGACCCTCCGCCAGGCTGATCAAGGCCAATTGGCGCTAATTTAGGCTTTTCCGAATCAACACCGTGCTTTATGGAACTCTCTTTAGCGATTTAGCGAAATCGTTAAGGGGAAATTCGTGATAGCAATCGCCTGTCTGTCGCAGAAAGGCGGGGTCGGTAAATCGACCCTCGCCCGGCTCATCGCCAAGACCTATGCCTCGGGGCAATGGCGGGTCAAAATCGGCGATTTTAACGTCAAACAGAAAACCTCGGTCGATTGGGCGGCAATCCGGCTCAGTCAGAACGTCGAGCCCGAGATCCAGGCCGAAGCCTTCAACGACGTCACCAAGGCCATGCGTGACGACTTCGACCTGATGGTGTTCGACGGCAAGCCCGATTCAGACACCCAGACCATCCGGCTTGCCCAGGAAAGCGTCCTTACGGTCATTCCAACCGGGGTCTCCTCGGACGACCTGGTGCCACAGGTGCGGTTCGCTCAGGAGCTGAAGATCCGCGGCATCGACAGCCGCAAGATCATCTTCGTCCTCAACAAGACCACAGACTCGCTCGCAGCCATCATGGATGCGCGCAACTTCCTCAAGACGGCCGGCTTTACAGTGGCGAAAAGCTGGCTCCCGATGAAAACCGCCTACATCAACGCCCACAATTCCGGTCGAACGTTGTCGGAGACTGACTTTCCGACCCTCAACGATCGTGCCGAAGCTCTTGCACAGGAGATCATCGACCATGTCACCAGCCTCGAACGGGCCTGAAACCAAGGGCGTCAAAGTCCCCTCGCCTCCCCAGCGTCGCGGCATCATCGCCCAAGTCCCAACACCCGTCGCGGCGCCGGACAACCTGTCCAAGCCCAACTCCGGACTACAGGATATGAATTTCAAGATGTCGCCTGAATTTCATCGCGCCTTCAAAATCACCGCCTCGATCCGCGGCATGGCGATGAAGGATTTGCTTGAAGCCTCGTTCCGATGCTGGGTAGAACATTACGGCGACGATCAAGCCAAAGCTCTCCTTCCTCCGAAAGAATGACATGCGTTCACTGATTTTGCTGTCCACGCTTCTGCTCGCCGGCTGCGGAGGTGGCTGGAATAGACTCGACCCGCCCCTGATTGATATGTCCGGCGTCGATCGCGCCAAGTACGACCAGGATCTCGCCTATTGCACCAAGCTCAAGGCGGAATCGACCTTCGTGGGCAATGCGCAGTTGATTAGCCGCTGCATGACTGAACGCGGCTACCGGGTCACCAGCGCCAGAACGTAAATCGATTTGAGGTTCACGATGTCACTTCACGACGATCTCTTGCGAATGGCGCGTCTGGTTCAAAAGGACGAAGCGCGCATCGGCGTCTACTCTACCGGTGAGGTCATTGCTGTCGCGCTCATTCTCAATCGACCGGATCTGCTTCCACCCAGATACAGCAAGATCCTCGAAGCGGTTGATCGGCTTGGCGAAGAGTGGTTCCAGGTCGCCATCCAGGTGCAGCGCGAACTCTAGCCTGCGACAAGGTTAGGGCAATATTCCTATTGGTGCGGGGATCCGGATGATGTATCCGGGAGTTGGCATGGGTCAATTCTTGTGACAAGGTTAGGACGGAAAAGCTGTCGAGGGGCCAGAAGGCAATGCCTTCGCTGCATCGCACAAAAACCTAAGACATCGCATCTGTTGCAATTATGCAACACACGACGCGTCCCGCGAAACGCGTGACATTTCCGCAACACAGCGTTTCTTGCGATTCTGTGTTTGTGCAGCGCACAATAAAATAAACACGATTTCGCATTGCAACATGCTATGCGCAAAATGCATAACACGATTTAGTTAAGTAGTGATAATTATGTCACACGTGCTGCTGCAACAAATCTGTAGCATGATCAAGTCACGAATTGTTACACTCTGTAACATCATGTGATTTGTTCGCGTTGCTGTAACACGTTATAACTTAGTCACGTTAGCAATGACGCTAACACTACAGAGTGAGAAACGACGATGACGAAAGTTAATGACAAGATCGCGAACTACGTTGCAGAACTCAACAGCGCGCTTGACGCTCGCGCTTCGTATGAACACGACAAGAGCGCTGCGAACGACTCGATTCAGACGTGCATCGCAGCGCTTCGTAAGAGCGTCACACACGTCGATATTGCGAGCGTGCTACTCTCATGCGACGTCGATTCAAACTTCATCAATCGCAGCGAGCGTTCGAATAATCGTTATAACGTCTACGCTGCACAGAAAGTCGACAACGTCGCGCGCGCTGTCAAAAGCGTTGCAGAACTGAATCACTATTCGCTTGCGATCTTGCGCGTTGCGCTCGCTGTCGAAAAGATCGACTCTAAGCTGTCGCACAAAGACGCTGTAGCAGCGTGCAGCGCGTCTGTGAAGCACAGCGACGCGAAGCGCGAATCAATCATCAAGTCGCTACGCTACGCAAAGCACGTCGCTGCAAATACAGCGTCAACGCAATCGTCGTCGTCGATTAACGCGCTTCAAACGTGTCACATTCTGAGCGAAGCGCGCGATGCTGCGAACAACATCGTCTACAGCGTCAATCGCGAGAGCGAAGCGTTCAAGACGCTCGCGAAGAGATACGAACTCGCGATCTGACAACGCAATGCAGAGTGACGCTTCACAGCGTCACTCTGTAACATCACTTAATCAAGTCACCGCAAACACAGAGCTAGAACAATGCAGCATGAGAAACGACTAATGAAGCAACGCGAATCAGCGCGCGTCGAAAAGTACAAGCGCGCGTTTGACTGCGACTCTGTTGACGCTGATTATCTATTCGACGACGTCGCACGCGACTGTGACGCGACGTTAGCAGCGATCGAACTGCGAGAATCGATCACGCGCTACGCGATAGCGCACTAGACGCGTGACATAGTCGAAAGTCTATAGACGAAAGTTTATTAGACTTTCGACTGTGACATTTAAGCCTCACTGTTGCTCTGAAGCCACTGTGGTATGCCCGCCACAGTGGCATTTTTGCCACAGGCGAACCCCATGGGGAGGGTAAGGCAGACCTGAAATCCCAAGGATTTCAAGCGGTCTGCCGATCCCATGGATCCCACCGGTTCCTAATCCCATACCTAGTGACCGGTTCCCATGCCCATCCATGGCGATCGGTTCCGGACGCCAAAACCCATGGCAGGCTTCCTTGCCGGACAGGGCACCCATAGCAGGCGCCCTCTCCTTTTGGCTGCTGGCTACTCCTCGGCTGTGCCAGGCACCATCCACACCGACGAGGAAGCCCCGTAGACGTCAGTACGACGAGCGAACATCGACGACATGCGAGCGATTTCCATGAGCTTGTTTATGCATCCGAAGCGCATAAGCCCAAACGTATTCAACTTGGGCTGATAGAGGATGATCATGGTGTTTTCCTCAGATGAAGAAGGCGGCGATGATGAAGGCCCCAACGATCATGATGGGGTAGCTGATGAACTCGTCGAGCATCACTGGAACTCCACCGGTACGAAGCCGAGGCTGCGGCTGGCGTTCTCCAGGTGCGACCGGGCGATGTCGAGGGAATATATTCCGCTCTCGTCCTTGGAGATTTGCTTCACCGCAGCGTTGAGCCAGGTCAGGGCGTAGCGCAGGTGTTCCTCAGCGTCGGTATCGGCGAAGCGACCGATAGCGTTCAGGACGCTCATACGGGCGCGATTGACGAGTGCGAGGCGCTTGCTTCTCATTTTCGATCTCCGTGTTTGCTCAACACAAAGATCGTCGCATATCGCCTTGTGGGATGCGGTCGGGCGTATAAGGCGAGTTTATACGGCCTGGCGTTTACGGACCGGCCTGGCGATGGAAGACGGCCTGGCCGAGGATGACCGGACCGGCCTGAAGCCCATGGAGCGCCATGCCTGCCCATGGAGGACCGAGGGATCTCTAAGGGCGCGTAAAACCCTATAGATATATAAATATATCTATAGGGTTGGGATGCGAACGGCTACGCGAGGCAAAGCTCGCTGGACTGACGGGCTGCTTCTTCGATGCACAGCGCGACGAGGTGCTGGGCGTTGAAGGCTTTCTCGTGGAGCATCGCTTCGTTGATCGCGGGATCGATCTTGCTGATGGTCATTTCGTTGGTGTCGTAGTTGTAGGACGACGTGAACAGCACGGTATCTTTGTAGATCGCGCTGAAGGCGCATTCGGGGTTCATCGGGTGCGCGTCGTTGGAAAGCTCGATCTTGATGGTCTTGAGGGTGCTTTGCATGTTAGCTCTCGTTTGTGTGAACGTGAGAACTATCTCACGTTCACTTTTGGGATGCGAACGGGCTCAGACGGTCATGTCGAAGGAGATCTTCATGGTCTCGTCGACGATCAGCTTGCGGAGGGTTTCACTGGAGTTGCAGCGGTAGTAGACGCTGTCTCCCGCAGCAGCTTGCGCGTCGTTGGGATCGAACTCGCTGTCATGGAGCTGCGTGACGCGCACAGCGAAGCATTTGGTGTCGTCTTTGGCGATCGCGCACGCTTCGATGACGGTCCTTTGGTTCATGACGGAGAAGAAGCGCTCGCCTAAGTCTTGCGACATGAGGGAATCGAAAGTGGTTTTGTCGATCTGGTGCATGTTTTGCTCTCGCTGTGAAAATAAGTCAGTTCTGACATACGACAGTATAGCTAGGAATGCGAGCGGCGGCTCGTGGTGCGTCCGTTGGGGTATCGAGCTGGGTCTGTAGCTTAGGAGCGCTAAGGACGCACCATGGGGCTTCCCTAGCGATTTCCCATGGGAAGCCATGGTTCGCCTCGGGACACCACGGCCGCGCCCTCTCCAAAAATCCGCCTTGGTTCGCCAATCGGTCGGTCCCATGGACCCCACCGGTTCCAGATACCAAGGATGCCCCATGGTTCACAATTCGCCACAACGAAGGGGAGCCGAAGCTCCCCTCGCTGTCTCGTTCGCCTTACGCTGCCTTCGCGAGCACCGCTTCGAGCTTGGCGACCGCAGGGTGATCGGTCAGCTCGAACGTCGGGTTCTTGTGCGACCCCGAGCGCTTGACGATCCCGAGCGTTTCGAGCGCCTGCATCGTCGAGGAGGCTTGGGTCGGCGCCGTCGACGCTCCGACAGTGTGGCGGATCAGGATCGCCTTCACCGCGCCTTCGACGCGGATCTTGTCGGAGGCAGCGGCTTTCGCCAACTCGCCGGTGAACGTGATCCCAGCTTTGCGACAGGCGAACAGCGAGCGCATGATGGCGAAATTGATCTTGTTGGTGATTTCGCCACCACTGAGACCGACGATCGCATCGGCGAGCTTGCCGAACGCGTAGACGTTGTAGCGCTTGCCATCGTGTACGCTGCGGTTGACGAACGCCTCGGTGACACCGCACGCCAACAGCACCGCACCCGCTCGCGTCGAGGACAACTGGGCGCGCGCCTTCTTGAGCGTCTTCTGGATGTTGTCGTTGCCGTTCGCGAGTTCGAAGTCCGCACGCTCGTCGACGGCATTCGCCATCTTGACCGTCGCTTCGATTTTCGCCTCATCGCTGATGTTCGCCATCATGTCGTCGAAGCTCTGGATTTCGCCATCGGCCTGGACTTCGAGGACCGGGTCGATATTCGCCTCATCCTCGATCAGCGCCTCATCGATCGCCTCAAGCTCGACGATTGCCTCGGCCGACGCCTCATCGAGCATGTCGAGCGCCATGAACTGCACGGCGTTGCTGGTCTCGGTTTCGAGCGCGGCGATCTGAGTCTTCGTGGTCTTCTTTGCCATTGTCGTTCTCTCGTTTCGTTGTCGTCGCGTCATTGCGACAATCGAACTATCTCAGAACGAGGCAAGGGAAGCGGTCGGCAAAACAGTAGGCGAATAGGCAAGGTGTAGGCGAAAATGGGTGAGGCGAACCGCGGGCCGGACCATGGATTTTCGCCACCTTTCCGCTAAGAGAATCTATCTACTAGATATATATCTTATATAGTGAAGAGACGGCTTTTTTCGCAGACACATTCCGGACGTCTAAAAGGTTCGCCATGGAGACTCAAGGGGCTCCGGTAGCGACTGATTTTACAGGGAATTCAGACCCCGGCCGTGGAATGCCATGGGAAGTTATGGCGAACCTCGGCGACGCCATGGGTGTGTAGGCGAAAAGCCCTTGGTTTATAGGCGAAAATCGTGGGGAGAGCATGAGGCGAATTGGAATGCCACGGCGCGCTCTCTAATCTACCTTCTTCACCTCCTCTATTCGTACCCTCTCCCTCTCTTCAGACCCCTCACCTCTTCACCACTGCTCTCTAGGCTCTCTCGCTCTGTAGGTTCTCTCTACGGTTCTTGAGAGTTTTAGGTTGAGGTCTTGGTGCTATTCGCTTTGGTGCTGGCTCTGACCGTTCCCTTTGTTTGATATATCGGTTGAGGTCTCTCTACCGGTTCCTGAAAAGTTGATGGTTGTTGTTCTGCTGGTTTTGGGGATTGTTGACCCTCGTGTTCTGCTCTCTGAAAATTTTGCTTTGGGGTCTCTCTTGGGGAGTGCTGATTTTGGGTTCTGAAATCGCTTGTTTTGCTGGGAAAGTTGAGTGTCAACCTTTTGCATTTTCGAGGTGGGGTTGACGAAACGTTGACAAAAAGTAAACCAGAACTGACTTATACGGTAATCTGGTAGTGATATCGGGATTTGGGAGGTTTACTTCTGGTTCACATGTAAACCATTTTGAGAGCTGGAATTGGTATTGGTTTGAGAAAATCAGGGATTTTTGACGGGTTTTCAGCCGTTTGGTTTAGATCTTGGTTTACATGGTTGACAAACCATGGGGCCGGAATGGTCTGAAAGAGGGGCGTTTAAGCCCTCTCCTCTACCTTAATATCAGCCCTTGGCCTTGGCGTCGTCATAGCCGCGGTTGTAGTGAGCCTTCTGCTCGTCGGTCCAGTGGCCCCAGGGGCTCCTTGCCCAGCCGTAGGCGTGGTGTGTCTGGCCGAGGCGATAGCAGTCCTGGTCGGTCGGGTTGTCCTGGATCCGACGGTCGTTCTCGGCGTAGTTGATTTCAGCCATAGTGAACTCCTCACCCCCTTTCTAGCAGACATCGGCTCGATCGCGAAGCCGTCCGAGATTATCTGGGTCGTGGTCTCGACGATTTGGATGCCCGCCTCGTTGAGATCGCCATCATAAGCTGCGCCACCTCCACCAGGATCAAGAAGAGACGTTAGCGCATCCTCGACGTGTTCGACGACATAGGTGCGATCTTCGGTGCAGTCGCGCATGTGTTCGGTTGCGACCTTGAGGAGCTTCTTCTCGTCGAAGACCTCGATCTCCATTTCCAGGCGGTAGGTCTTTTTGGTCATGTGTCGTTCTCCATCAGTACCTTGGTGACCAGCGCTGTTAAGGCCAGGATCCCGAGGATGGCGCCGGCGTGCGTTATGACGATCATCTAGCCCTCACAGCGACGGCGCTTTCCGATGTCAGGTCTGGATCGAAATTCCACATCGAATTGACGTGGGTGAGAAACTCACGGCAAGCAGCTTCATCGGGCAAACGATAGTGGCTTGAGATACCGTTGAGGTGGCGCATATCTTTCGGCTCCATAACGGTATCGTCAGGAAGAAGGGTGATTTCGCCGAGGTGATATTTCTGTCCGTCTCCTCGTTCGCAGGCGAGGATTTGGACAAAATAGCGTCGGTTCACGAGCGCCTGATAGCGCTCGCAACAATCACAGTCGAGGTCGGCCGGGTTTGCGGTGAAATATCGGGAGATATTCATGTCAGCTTACTCCGATCGCGATTTCTTCGATGTTGTCCATCCGGATCCAGGTGTCAGGTGTATCGTCGTCCTCGATCCTCAACAGTAGCCATTCCTCGCTGTGTGCGACGACCGTGGCGCCGTTGAAGGTTCGGCCGGATTTGAGGATGAGGACATCGAGCCAGTAAGCCGTGCCCGCTTCGTCGAGCGTGGTCATCCTGGCGTTTGGTGATGCTTGGGTCATCTTTCCCTTACTCCGCGATCATATCGGGCTCGAAATCGCCGATATAGGCGAACGAGATTGTGTGGGAATGAATATCGAGATGACAGTCGATGTAGACCTCGCCCTCGACGTCCCAGCCGCGCACCTGAAGCACGTCGAGACTGAACGCCGTGGGAAGTCGATCGTGGTTCGGCATCGATTCGATCAGCGCCAGAAGACCGTCGACTCTCGCCTTGTCCGTGATCTCCTCGTGATCGTAGTCGTAGTCTTCCGGGACGAATTGGTCGAAAAGGTTCTCGTAGTCGCCAAGAGTTCGCATTGTCAGATCACCCCTGCATATATTCGGAGACGGCGTCTTCCGCGCTCTCGACGCATTCGCGGATCGTGAGGAAGTGCTCTCCGAACTCCTTCATCATGTTCTTTCGAACGTCGCGCGCCACGCGCAGAATGAGCTTTTGCTTGTCCGATTTAACCATTGCGACTCTCGCTCT